ACCGAGTCCCAATCAACTCGTTTGATTTGTTTGAGTTGTTCGAGATTATTAAACCTTTCACCCGATAAGGACATCTGAAGATCTTTAATCTCTCGTGCCGTTTTCAACCCAATACCTTTAATATGATCAGCGATCATCTGTGCGGTAGCTGAGTTGATATTCAAACGGTGATCGGGCGGGAATGTACGCGGCTCTTCTTGTGCTGCTTTATCTTTAATTTGAAGAGTTTTAACCTTTTTGGTTGCATCTTCATCAGGGGCAAGTTCAGTTTTGTAAGCAGTGAAAAGGCGACCGTCTTGATCTTCGACCATGTACCAATCGCCATTATCCCACTCGCTTACAACCTTGACGCGTGCACCTGTTTTTTTGTGCTGATAAAGCAGCGCATGGGAAAGAGTTGTCATAGGACCAGTTATTGTCTGGTCCTAGTTTAACTCAATCAGCTAACAGTGCGACCAAGGAGGTAGCCATCGATATCTTCGTAGCCAGGTGCAACATCAGGTTGGATGTAGCACACTTCAACCACGAAGTAACCAGTGCGGCCGGCATTGGCATCACCACTGGAGATGTACCAGCCACCGGAAGAGGTTGTAGCAGTTTGCGACCCACGGGCCAACACCTTATAGGTGGCAGCACTTGTCAGGGATTTGTAAGCTACGTCCGGAGTAACACCCGTGGCGCCAGTCACCGTAATAAAAGGATTGGAGCTGTAACCAGCAGAACTACCAACGAAGAAGATTTCGCCAGCTTGTTCGCCAGAAGTAGTGCTAACCAGGTTTGCTTGTGCAACTGCTTCGCCAACAGTGCCAGTCGAAGTCAGGCCTGTGCAGAAGGTAATTACATTACCAGTGGCAGCATAGATACCAGAAGCAACACGACCGTCGCCCCAGCCAGAAGCAACCGAGATGGTGGCACGATACACGTATGCAGGAAGTGCGCTGCTGCCGGAGATCACCATACCGGTGATGTCAGGGCGAGTGTCATCCTGCCGATAAGGGGAAGGAACAATCACATTACCCGAAGAAACGGCGCCGGCACCAGAAGTAGCGGTGACGGGCACGTAACCACGCTGCTGGAAGTAACGGTAACCAGGGATAGCCAGAACCGAAGTAGGGCCACCCTTGGAACCGTCAACAACACCAGCATAGTCGGCATCAATATTTTTGTACCAACCGTTAAGCGGCTCTGCCCAGTTGCCTGGGTAGATTTTTTTTGAAGACAGATAGGTCATTTATCTTTTCCTATGTTTTGCTAATAGGTTAATTATCAGATTGTGCCGTCATCTTGCACAAAGCTGTATGCGGTTGTGACGAAATCTTTGTTCAGGATTTCGAAACCAGCGTACAGTTGCCAAATCAGGATGATAAAGCGGCTGAAATCGTCGTTATTGTTGATCAGAACCTGCGCATTCGGGCCGCCAATACCAACACCAACCGACTGAGGACCAAAGAAGAAGCCTTGTGCCACTTCCTTGGAAGTATAGTTGTTGCCGGTGCCAGCATCAAAGGCAGCAGTGACGTTCTTGATCGGGAAGTTGGTCGATTCGTAGAACTTCACACCTTCAAACTGCACGCCTGTAGGCATCACAGGTTCGCCAGCCAGGAAATAACCTTGGCCAGCCTGGGGACCCATGTAGAAGCTGGCGTTGTTAGGCATCATGGGATTGCCCATGTACATGCCTTGGCCAGGATTACCAGCGTAGCGAGCAATTTCGCGGAAGTCTGGGTCACGACGCAGGTGCATCATGAAAGTAGGATCGCAGATGCAGCGATACAGACCATCGGCAAACGTTGGGGTATTACGCTTACGCAGGTCCTTAACAACGGTCAGCAGGTCAGTACGCACCTGGAACTGTTGCAGATCGTTGCCATACTCAGTGGCGGTATAGCCGATGCGACCAGAGGAATCTTTAGTTTTGCCGCCAGGGAAGTAGTAACCACCTTGGGTTGTAGAAGCAGCACCGTTAGCTTCAGCTTTGGCAAGTTCGTCAATGAAGACGCGGTCGCGCCAACGACGGTAGTCATCAAGCAGCGTCAGGCTACCGATGGACTGGTGGAACATATTAAGGTTCCCAGAGTCCAGCAGCAGGCGCTGAGCCGTGATTAAAGTCTCTCGGGCAATCTTAAAAGTGCTAGGCTGGGTCGGATCACCCGGATCCGCAGGACCCGTGTATTCCTTAAGCACCACCAGAACTTTTTCCTTGGTGATGTTACGGCTGTTGGCAGTACCGATTGTTTGGTCGGCAATACGCTCACGGCTGTCCTTAGTACCAGGGGTACCCCAGAACTTATAGCGGTCTAACTGAACAGTTTGGCCAGGCTGACGAGTGAAGTCGTGAACGACCACAGGTTCGACTGCCATTTCTGCGATATACGCAGGGTGGGGACGGTAAAGTTCCGCACCCAAGATTTTTGGAAAATCGTTCTCCTGGTCTCTAGTTTCTTAGAGGGGTGGACTATCTCTTCATCCCTGTGGGATGCCGGACGCTAAATCTGGTATTACGTAACAAGGTCGTGTTACACCCAGTAGTCTCTGCACCTTCCAATCACGACTTGATTGGCTTGGCTCAGGATTACCCTCGTCTTTACGTTAGGGCTTCCCTGAATTCATCCAGTTTGCACTCGTCAATTACTTGATGAGGTGACAACGTTGAGCGTTCAGTTGAGGCATGCTACGCTTTGGAAACCTGTTTATGAACAACATGGAACCAAAACTTGTTCCTGGATTTGGTAATCTTTACTTAACTGAGGAAGGTAAAGCTTTTGAGAAACGTCTTGATCCCGACAATCAAGAGTATTTTCGAGAATTACCCATCAGTTCAACCAGTGTTTATGACCGTATCTCAGTTCTTGTAAATGGAAAAAGAAAACGATTTCATCTTCATGTCTTGATGGCTGTAGTTTTTTTGGGATTAGATCTTCGTTCTCATGGAACAAATAACTTTTCCTTACAAGTTGATCACAAGGACAATGACAAGAGAAATAATCAACTTGACAATCTTGAGATCGTTACCAAACAAGAAAATTTAACAAGAGCCTGGAAAAACGGTTGTTATAAAAACAATGGATTTGCCAGTAAAGGAAGACCGAAGAACTCTTTGAGAAAGTTTTCTTCGGATGACGTAATTCAAATCAAATCTTTAAAAAAGGCTGGTCTTTCTTATAGAAAAATTGCCGAAAAGTTTGACTGTAATCACGGAGCTATTTACCAAATCTTGAAAGGAAATACCTACCAGGATCTGAACTAGCTATCAATAAACACCTTGGTTTATCCTCCAGTGTCGATGTTTTTATCGGGTGAAAGATAAAGACATTTACGTCTTATCTAACACAAATTTTAGCAGGTAGTGAACTTACGTATCACATGTACCGCATTGTTGTCATAGATCCATCGGTGGTTGCAAGTGCACCCATCGTGTTACTTGAGCCATAAGACTCAGGATCCATATACTGTTGTTGCTGGAAACCAGGGATTCCTATTGCGCCAGGTACAGCACCAAGTGCAACACCACCAAGACCGGCAGCAAGTGCAGAAGCGGGAACTAAACCTGCGGCAACAGCTTTGCCTGCGCCACGTGTAAAAGCTTGTTGAGAAGGAATTGGCATGCGTATGGATTTGTCAGCCAAACCCAAAAGCATGGACTCCGCTCTGGAACCCGCAGGAGCTTTTACTGCAGATTTAATCAACTCTTCTTCACCCGCAACCTTTCCTGCAATACCTGCTTTACGTAAAGAAGGGGCGTATTTACCAGCAAGTGCACGGGCTCCAAGTAAACCAGCAGCGCCACCAAGGGCTCCGGCACCTGCAGCAAGTGCCGCAGATCCTGGGTCTTCGCCTTGAGAAAGGGCGTACCCACCCGTGGCTAAGCCAGCGGCAATAGGTACGCCGTATTTAAGAGTGCCGCGCATGGCATCACTCCATCACAAACAGTTTGTTTGCAACAACGTTCGGCTGAGCTTGGTTTAAGATACGCCAGGCTTGGCTGGGATCCATATCCATTTGCTGCTTAAAGCTACCCCAGAAGTTTTCAGGTTGCTGTGGAGCAGAAGCAGCAGGAGGTGCCGGGAACTGATTGAAGTAAGGATTCACTTCTTCCGTGGGATAACCTTGAGTTTCCAGATCACCTTCGCTTTCGTACACAGGGTACGGGCCTTCCGGACCAAAGAACTTCAAGGTGTAATCACTAAGCACATCAGGATTAGTAAGAATCTCGTTATATGCAAGATTCTCTTGATGCTCGTTTACCGAGAAGTTGGCATAACCTTCAATCAGCCCTTTGGCTCGGCTGCCCCAAGCGACTGCACTATCCAGCATGCCTTCCAGTTGAAGGGCATAGTTATTTAGGATTGCGGGTGCTTCCAGACCGTACGCGTTTACCACGTACTGGCTTTCCGGACTCAGGTTTTGCACCACTGCTTGGGCCGCCGCCTCCAAGGATGGATTGGAGGAAATTGGGGAAGAGTTGGGCGATGATGCCTGGCTGGGAGACCAAGTCTGCGGAGCCGATTGTTGCGTAGCTGGGCTGCTGTACTGCTGTCCGTAATTGGCCGGGGCGTACGTTGTCGTCGGCGCTGACGGTTGACCCTGGAACGGGGATTGAACTGGTGCGCTCAGCAGGTTCACCACCTTGTTGAACGCTGATTCCCATGGATTGCCCTGCGTCTCCGGTTGGGACTGGGGGGCGTACTGAGTAGGGGCGGATTGGTAATTGGGGATCCCCTGAGGTACTGCTTGGGGGTAGCTGGTACCCACCTGATACGCCACTGGAGCCTGTTGGGCCGGAGCTGCCTGGTAACTGGGGCTCGGGACCACGTAGCTGCTGGGAGCCACCGCTGCCGGAACTTGGCTCGTCTGTGGGATCGATTGGACGGTAGCGTCCTGCATAACTCATCTCCTTTTGTAAAGCTTCTAATGTTCGATACAGATATGGCGTTAAATCCAATCTTGGATCCGCAGCCATCGGAAGATCCGGTGCTTGCGGGTGAGGAGTCTGCATCATTCCCCCCACTAGTTTTGCGAACTGAGAGTATGCACCCTGCAATTCGTTCACCATCCTGAACGGGAACCCAGATAACATCTCGGCCCGTTCCTCATCCGTTTTAGACGGGAAGAGGTATTTCAGTGCTTCAATGCTATCAACACCTAATTCCTGAAGGTTGCGCACCACAATGGAGTTGTTCAGGATGTCCTGCGTTGATTCCTCATACACAGGGCCAAGCCAACGCCAAAGAACGGTAAGGTCACCATCTGGAATGAGACCCATGACTCCTGGTGGAATCATTTGGGTTTCCACGCATGCCATCAACAGTTTCTTTAATGTTTCGTTGTATTGCTTCATTGCATCCTCATAAGCTCTTTCTGCTTCTGGGGTAGTATTAGCGGGCAAGTCAACTGGTTTTTCAATACCTGCAGCAGCTGCAAGCGTTGTTTTAAATAACTGTTCTTCTTGGTAAAGAATTAATTCAAGACAACGACAAATACCATGTGTATAAATTGCATTTGCTTTTTTCTTAGATGTAGCAGCAACACGACCAAACAGTGATTTATATTCAGTTGCGGTTACGCCAGCAGAAATTGAAAGCTCATCAACACCACCAAGTGCTGTACGAATCTCTTCTCTATACTGACGAGCAAATGCATTTTGGTCACCAGTGATTGCATCTGGCACAATATAACCAACACGGTCGTTTGGTTCCAGGTTTGCGATAATGCGTGGAACACGGATAGAACCGTCTACACCACGACTAACTGGATCAGCTTTAAACATTGAACGGCTTAAAGCTGCTGGGCTAGTAAAGCCGGAATTTGCAGCAATAGAAGGACGCTGCACAGTTGCAGTATCCCCGGATTCCATAAGGTCGGTTTTAGGCCGTGAAGAAAGCAGTGTTGGATTACCAAAGAATGTAATGTTTTTGCGAATCGTTCGCATTAACTCATCATGAGTGCAAATGTGGTTTGCCATCGAATCAAACTCACCGACACCCTCCGTAGAAAACCCTTTGGGGTTGTTCAGGATCTCAACGCATGGAATGAATCCCAGAGTATTTACAAACTTTTTAGTATTACCAGTTAATGCATAAACCGGCATTTCAAATGACAACTCAGAATCAGAGTGTGTTTCTTCAATTTCTCGTTGTTTAATCGACAGGCGAATATAACGCTTGGCTCCTGGGTTCCAGGTGCTTTTGTTGCTTGTGATATTAACTGCCGTAATGTCATCACCGAATCCATTTCCGCGACGCACTTTATAGCTATAGATGATCACCACCTCGTCCAGCTCGCCATCTACGTTGTAATAAGTGCGATACTCGTGTTCGCGGAAATAATAAAGACGGTAGCTCTGTTTGGTTGGTCGGATATAAAACAACCCTTTGCCGTCACACATGAAGTATTCCCAAATGGAATCCAACCTGGTGTCTAACTTGTTGTACTTAATTACTCGATCAAGAAAATCTTTGCGTTGTGCGCCGAAGTTATCTTGTGACGGGAAAAATTCAACACCCTGACGGATGCCAAATAATTTCATTTGTGCAATATGAGACGCAACAACACCCGTATCAACAACGATGTCACTATCCTTCTCAAGATACGCGTTGATAATTTCTTGAAGACGGGCTTTGGCGTCAGCCATTAATTATTTCCTGATTATTTAATTTCATCTTAGCAGCTTTTTTGCGCTGTTTTCGTAACCACAACCAACGCCCAAAAAAAGCAAGTTCAGCTGGTGTATACAGCTCAGGATGTTTGAGTGCACGTTTTACCAACTTTTTCTTTTTCATCAGGAAATTGTTTTAGTGTAACCAGGGGGCAATTGGCCCATCTGCGGACCACCATAGAACTGTGCATTTTGTAAGCCGCCAAAATTTCCTGGAGTTCCAGGGAGGGAAGCGCCTTTGTTTGCTGGGTTGCGTTGACGCAAAAATTCAAGGATACTGCCGCCATAAGGTTCAAGGCGTTTGTTCAACCTGCGTTCGTCAACATACTGCTCAAACGACTCTTGAGACATAGGAAAGCGTGGATCTTGACCCACTGGAATTCCTGCTGCAATTAGCGCTCCAGGTGTACGATTGATGTCAAAGCTTGGGCCGCCAGGAAGAAGGTTACCAGCTGCTCCCGGAAAGTTTGCACCTTCGCCGCGATAAATTACCATGTCTTTTCTTTTTTCTTTATTCTAGTCTTCCAATACTTCGTACCCGGATGAATCATTCACCCTGGACAGTACAATCCCATTTCCCTTTACGTCCCAATCGAGTACATCACCTTCTTGCCAACCAAGGTCTTCAATAACCTCGTCGGGAAGCGTGATAAAACAATCACCGTTTTCGTCTTCTTGAACTTCAAGAATGTAACTGGTCATTTGCTAAGTAACTTTTCAATCAGTTTATCAAGTTTATTGTTGATCTCGCGGAAATTATCCTGCATTTCTTGAATTTCTCTTAAGAAATCAACCTTAAGCACGTACTCGATTGGCATTCGGTTGATCTGGTCTTCCAAAAGATCTACCCGTCGTTTTTGAGAACTAATGTAACTATAGGCCTGATCCAGCTTTTCCTGCTGTCTGCCTAACAATTTACTCATTGCCCAACTACCGCCTGTAACGGCGGATATGATAGCCGTAAGGCCGACTGCTAAGTATTCTGGTCCCACTGGTATAAAGCTTTTTTCTAATTCTAAATTCAGTAATCAAGGTGAAGATTACCTTTACGCATTAATCCGTTAATTAACCAAACAAGAGAATCAACGCAGTCATCGTGACTACTTACACCAAAGTTTGTAAGCTCTTCAAACATTGCAGTGAAATTACGGTAGCGATTAAAAATAATCTTACGCTCTTCAAATAATCCCATACAACCTCTAAAGCGTGCAAGTTTATCAGACCTAAAACCTTTCACTGGATGCCATTTAAGATTCCAGAGTTCTTCATTGTTCAAACAAATGCGCTTGAAATCAGCCTCAATGGAAGCCTGGTACGCAACAGCTTCTGACCAAATATCACACGATGAATGAGTGGGGAAATAAAGGTCATTTGCATCCTTACCCAAGATGGACCAATCGTGGAGCATCTCTTTGAGAATATCTAGTTTTTCTAGATTACCCATTACGCGAATGCGTCGATAGTCAATAATATGAATCTGGTCTCCAACACGACCACCAAGTACCATTACTGTGTAATCATTCTTTTCTTTTGTTCCAACAGATAGATCAATACCAACTCCAAGAGTGTCGAACTCAGTTGCAATTTCTGCTTTCACAATTAGCTCAGGCGCAAGCGATAGTTCGTTTTGCCTGATGATTTGATTCATATACTGGAAAGAAAAAGCAATTGGTGCTTGCCGTTTCTTTTCTTTTAGATAATCAAGTGACCACATTTCAGGCCAATAGGAAACCTCATCGCCTGATTTAGGATCACTCAAGATTGCAGAAAGAACAATCTGACGCCAGTTATTCTGCTCGTTAAACGTAGTTGCGTGAATGTCATCATGTCTAAATCGAGTGCCAAGGCAGATGGCTCTGGCGCCTTCAAACATGGTTGGTGCAATCACCGCATTCCAGTTCTCCTGCATTTGTTTGCGAATATCTGGGTTGGCAATATCAGCTGCAGATTTAATTGCGTCATCAATCATCACAAGGTGTGATCGTTTTGATGTCACCGAACCTTTAAGGCCTGCCGCGCAGAGCGTAAATTGCTCTTCACCTGTAGTGTTGATGCCAGCAAACTTGTGATCAATAGACCAGTACTCATTACTGGTTGCAGTTTTAAGCAGGCGTACCTTAGGGAACACTTCTTGGTACCGTTTGCTTTCGATGATTCGTTTAATGGTTGCTGATTTGGAACGTGCAATATCAACCGTGTATGACAAGTAAAGGATCTGCAGTGGCATTTTGGCATGCGTATGAATACCAATTGCCCACGCAGTTAACAAACCAAGTACTGTTGATTTAGCTGAGCCCCGTGGAGCCAACAAATCAATATTTGGTCCTGCGATTTTAATTAAACAATTGCTGTCTTCATTTGTAATGAAATGATGATGCCAATGACGATGGTGAGTCGCAGGAGGTTTATTGGCTACATACTCACAAAAAAAACCAAAATCTTCCCTGGCAAGTTGAAGAGATTCAGCGTTTTTAGGAGGACGAATTTGTTGCTGCTGTGCCGCCGCCCTTGCATTTCGTCGATACGCTAAATGAAGGTAAGACGGCATGAAAGTATTCAATCAGTTATTGAATACTAACTTATTTTTTGTCTTTTTGTTTTTTATACTTGCTTGCTTTATCTAAAGCGGCTTTTCTTTTTTCTTCATCGCTCATCTCTGAGCCATCAGCTCGTTTGGCTTCTTTACGCTTTAAGTACTCAACGAACTGTGGCGGCATTTTTTTTGGCATAATTATGCCCTTTCTCCAGTTGGATTTGAAGGTGCACCAAAGCTACCATACTTGCGGTTACGTTGTAACTGAACAAGTAAATTAATCAAACGATCAGGAACGCTAGAGCTTGGTGTTGAACTTTGCTCTTGAGAATCTTGCGTAGGTTGTTGTGTATTCATTCTTCTAATTGCATATGAGCCCAAACACTCATGGATGCTTCTTCCAGGGGGATTTCAATTGGGTCGTCTTTAAACACTGACAAGATTTCTCGTATAGCACGATCTGCTCCTGCCATTAAAAGACCTTTTCGATCTTTGAGTGCAGTAAATTGTTCAACTTGAGCAATTGTCCCGCGTAATTCTTTTTGCATGCTTGCAATACGAGCAACACCAGCATCACGTTTTACGATGCCGTTCTCAACGTCTTCTCGTAGTTTGCGCATGTCTTCTTGCATTTCATCAATTTCATACAAGAGTTTTTTGCGTTGATCTGGCTTGGGGTAATTACTGTTTACCCAAGCTTCACACGCAACAATGCTTCCGTTGTAACCAAGGAAACGTGCGTATAAATAACACTCAATTACAGAGTAGTTATCGCTGGAGAAAGAACAAAAAGCTTCTTGAGTAGCTGAATCAAGGTCATCGACCCAGGATTCAAATACTTCAATATCGATAAGCGCGTTGGGCCTGAGAGTAATCTCGGGCTTCATCTGCTTGCTTGAACTGTTGCCCTTGTTCGGAAGAGCGACGTTGTTCTTCTGCACCTTTACCGATGGTTTCACGTTCTTGTTCACCAGAAGTCTCCATCTTCTTTTTAGAAAACTCGTATGCAACACCAGCAGCTTGCCGATATTTATCTAAATCAAACCAATCGTCTGATGCGTAAGTATCTTCAATGCTGCTGGTCATTGTACTTTAATATTACGAGTTTGTGTGATCTTATT